GGCGGCTTCACGTTCGCGATCCTCGGCATCAATGGCTGCCATTTGGCTGTTCACTTTACGCAAGGCGTCCAGGTGCATGTCACCGATTGACAGCGTGACGTTGTTCTGTGGCCGTGTGCCATACTTATTCTGGTTCATACTACCAGCCATAAACTTACGGAAGTTGACCTTCTCGCGAGTGGCGGCGATCTCGTTGCTGGTGCTTGTGGAGCCGAGTTGATCGACCATCTCTAGCCCCTGCTCCACTAAAGCGTCGGCTGCTTCCTCACGCGCCCCACTTAAAGCGACCTTGTATTCTGGGATGCTGTTTAGCGCGCGGCTGACGTAGCTGCGAGTACAGCCATACTGCCGAGCCATTTCAGCTACGGTGACGCCAGACGCGATTTGGTCATACAGCCAATCTGCGCCGCCGTTGTCGGCTACCTCCGACAGTATGCGTTTGCGAAGTGCTTTGCCAGCCATGAAGCCGCCTCCTATATTTTGGGAAATTTTATGGCAGGGATGGTTTTTAAGCAAGGGGGTACGGGGGGGGGTCAGCCGTGTGTGCGTTTTGCTGCACACATACACCCACCGCCAAAGCCGCCGGCGGGGGGGGTCTGACGCGATTTCACGGCAGATTTAAGGCCAAAGGCGCGTAATAGTCATTATGTTAAATGTAGATGTCAACGTTATCAATGACTTAGCAGATATGACGCCTAGAAACCGTGGTTTCGCGGCAGTGCAGCATTCGCAATCTTGATTTTTAGGCACTTCTGTGACACGCGCGCACGTGCGTGTGCTTCGCCGTGTATGTGCTTTGTCGTATTAATTGACATTTGTGCAAATTAGTTGTTGACCTTATACACTAAACATCCTATCAACATACTATAACAAAGCGAATGAGGAGACGACAATGCAAACCATAACGACAAAATATCTTGGACCAACGAACCGCAGAGGTTCGCGCGTAAAAGCAACACACACCGGAAACTACACAAGTGTGACTTTAGGCTATGACCACGCGCTAGACAGCGAAGGCAACCATATCGCCGCAGCTAAAGCGCTCACAGACAAACTTAATTGGCAAGGCGATTATATCGGCGGCCACACTGCCGAAGGCATGGTATTTGTTGAGTCAACACCCGCTTATGCATTCGCCGCAGCAATTCTGGAGGAAAGCTAATGCCTAATCATTGCTATCAAGAGGTGAATGTTCACGGCCCACGGGCCATGTCGCACGAATTATTTTTCAACGTTGACCTTGCGTACCCAAGGTTCTGTGACGCTGTTGTGCCGCAACCGTTGGCATCGTTCTCTAATATTGACCAATACCCAGACGGCCCTATGGACTGGCGCATTTTAAACTGGGGCACCAAATGGGATGTGTGCGAGGTTGAGATCACTGAGCCGTTTAAAATGTCGGACGATGAGACGAAGGGCAAGTTTGCTTTCAAATGCTGGACTGCGTGGTCTCCGCCCGTTCCTGTATGGGATCGTTTGACTGAGTTGGGGTTTGATATTTCTGCGTCATACGTGGACGAGTTTGAAATGTTCAAGGGCGCCTATATTTTTGGCAAGGACAATTGCTGGGAACCGGAAGAGGAGGCAGCATAATGACCTACCCAGAGCCAAAAACAACCACTGAAGCTTTGACATTAGCTCTTACGCTTGCAGTTACCGCAGCCACAGAAGCACAATCAAAAGAGTGCTTGCAGTACGCAGAACAAATTGCGTCAACAATGAGTAGTAAAGAGGTAATGCTTTGCAAGGCCGCCGCTGAATGCGCCTTGGAGTACGAAAAGCAATACGAAAAGGAGTTAGTGCAATGAGCAATAAAGGTATAGTAATAAGTCTTTACGACTTTACAGGCGAGGCTTTGAAACCGTGGGCAGAAGCAGGATATAAATGCCTCGCCTTTGACATCCAGCATCCAGTGGAAGGACGCATTGAGGATAACATAAATTATTGCTACGCAGATTTGCACGATAGACGAACCTTAGAAAAGCTTTGTGATAGCTTCAACGATGGCTCTGTAGTTTTTGGTATGGCCTTCCCTGTATGTACAGATATGGCAGTCAGTGGAGCCGCACATTTTAAGCGCAAGGCAGAACAAGATCCTGACTTTCAAACCAAGGCCGTTGAATACGCCAAGTGGTGCGGAGAGTTCTTTGATGACTTAGAAGTGCCATACTTCATAGAAAACCCTGTCAGTGTGCTGGCTACCAAATGGCGTAAGCCTGACTATAATTTCCACCCATACCAATACGGTGGTTACATAAATTACGATGAAGCAAAGCATCCACGTTGGCCTGAGTACATCGCACCCTTTGATGCCTACCCAAAAAAGACATGCCTATGGACAGGCGGTGGCTTCAAGATGCCAACTAAGGTGGCTGTTGATGTACCAAAGGGATACTCTACACAGCACAAAAAGCTTGGTGGTAAGTCACAGCGAACCAAAGACATACGCAGCGCAACACCAAGAGGTTTCGCCAAGGCTGTGTACGAAGCAAACAAAGTGGAAGATCAAAACTAATGATCTATCATATAAAAAATATCACAATCGGCGCTCTTATGGGCGCTGCAATCTCAGCCGCAATCTTTGGCCCAATCATGTTAGGAGTAATACAATGAAACTTAAGAACAAAACACAAATCACTAGAGAAGAGCTTGTAACAATCTTAGATTTTCACAATGCCGCGAAACAAATATTGGACAGTCTTTCAGACGGGTTTACTTGCTCAATGGAAGAAGCAGCAAAACTTCAAAATTTAAAACATAAGGTGGGAGACATTTTTGATTTTGCGCCTAAGATGCACGACGGGCAGCCTATTTATTGGGGAGATTATGTTCTTAAATCAGATAAAGATGCGTTTTTTACTGACTACAAATTGGAGTTAATGAAAAAGGAGAAAAAGCAATGAGTAAATATAACGAAAAAGCAGTTGAAAAAGCCATTAAGTCTTCCAAAAAACCAATAAAAACAAAAGAAGCAAAATTGATTCACAAATTATTGAAAGGCCATAGCAGATAATTCTGCAAATTAAAACCTAAACCACCCTGAGAGGCGCTGTAACGACCCATACAGCGCCTTCTTTGCTTTAGTGCAACGTACCCCCACCGCCGAACGTTATCTTGCTCAGTAGAGCTGTAGTCTGCTCCTCGACCTCGTTATGTTCATTTGTTATGTGAACAAGCGCAGCAGTCATTGCAATAATCAAAGAGCTTGAATCAGCCCCGTCCTCGATAAGCCAGCAGCAAAAATCGTACACCTCCGAAGCCAATCTGCTTGCCTCTTGATCGTCATCCATTCCAAATCACCATAAAAAAGGCCCACGCATATTGCGCAGGCCAGTTGAGGAGGAGCATCGTAACTGGGAGATTGTCACATGCAATGACAGGTTAGCACTCTCCGACCTCGAAACCAAGCGCTAAATACGCCGCGCCGTCCAAACTGCTATCGCGATGCTGCCCATTCTTTAACCTAGCTATCTTGAGCAACGCCATCATATTGCATACATCTCGCGCGGAGACGCCATAACCTAAATAAGCCGACCACATATCAGCAATCGTCTGAAAATTCTTGCTTGGCTCTCCGTAATCCCGCGCCCTATCCCCATTCGTCAGGTTGATAGCTTCTTCCAGGACTTTGCTTCTCTCGTTCATATCATTTCCTCCTAGAACGGTATTTCATCATCAAGGCTTTTATTTGTAGTGATAAAATCTGCATCTGGAAAGGTTTCTTTGACCGATCTTACCATTCTATTCTGATGCCAGTATTGCAAAGCAATTCCGACTTCTCGCAACGTGACCAGCTCTAAATCTGGGCGCTGTTCTTTCACCGTCTGCCACGACCTCCCATCTCTCATAATGCCGTAAGCCTCTCCGTCGATATCAACCTCCCAAACATCAGTTGACGCTCTCTGAGCGCCTAACGCCTGCGCCTCCTTGTCCATCGCGACTAAGCCACGCATACAAATTTCTGCACGCTCGCGCACCATGGCCGGATCATTCTCTCTGATAGCCGCATTGAGCTTCGACATCGCCGAACCATATTTCACCGCAGTCTCAGGACTGACCAACTCTGGCAGCATATCAATACCCCACTTCCGATCCATACCCAAAGCCAGCCGGTCTAATGGAGCCAAGGCGAAGTCCGACATAATCTGGTCTGGCTGTTTATCCCCATGCAGCAGCCGATCA